ATGGCGATTGCGGCGACCGCAACCTGGCTCATCTGCTCGCTGGCCACCCGACCGGTGGCCGTCAGCCGCGTCAGCACGTCGGCCGCACCGTGCTGGGTGCCGATGACGCGCGACACCCCCTCCGCCATCCCGTTCAGCTGAGCGCTCGAGATGCCGGCATAGTGCCCGGTCATGATGAGCGCGTTCGTATAGCCGCGCGCCTCCTGCGCGCCCGTCGACCACGCAAACGCCAGCGCTACAGCAGCGGCAGCGGCCAACGTGGTCGGGGTAACCAGGCTCGCGACATAGCCGCCCACGCCCCGGATTGCCGGCCCGATGCCGCCGAACATGTCCTTGAGCTGGCCACCCTGCTGCGTGAGCACCAACAGCGGGCTCTGACCGCCCGCCAGCTGCGTCACAATGTCCGTCATCTGCGGCGCCACCATCCGCATCGCGGCGGCGGTCTGGCGGGCCGACATGCCGAGGTTTTGCGTGGATGTGTCGGCCGCCTTGTTGGCGACCTCGGCGACACGCATCCGCTCGATATACCGCGCGGCCGCCTGCGATACGCCGAGCTGCTCGGCGCGCAGCGCGGCGTACTCCGCGGCAGTCTTGCCGGCGCGGTCCGCCTGCCGCTCCAGGCTCTTCAGGAAGCGGCCGGCGGCCGCGTCCATGTTGCCGGCGGCGCCGGTGGCCGCCTCGCCGATTGTCTGGATGTTGCGCGCAGATTTCTTGCCCGAGGTGGCCGTAACGCTCTCCAGCGCCACAACCGCCGCGCGAGCCTCGCCCATGCCCGCCTTGACGCCTGTGGCGTCGGCATCGACCACGAGCGTCGCCTTGCCGACGACCGCATTGCCGACCGCTTCTGCCATCTCAACCCCCGTTCATTTCCGCCAGCGCGGCGTGTTCCATGATGCGAATGCCCGCGAACACGTCGGCGTGATCGTCAGGCGGCACGCGCAGCAGCTGCAGCACCACCGGAATCGCCGCATAGTCCAGGCCGATGGGCCCACGGGCGCCGATGCGCCACTGCGTGCCCAGATGGACAAATGCCTCCACCGCGGCTGCGTTCTCCGGCCAGATGCTGAGCGGCTCGGGCTGTACGTCGGCGAGCATGAGGCCGAAGGCCGCCAGTTGGCCAGCCTCCGGCGGGCGCCAGTACAACCGCTGTGCCGCCTCGATCAGTTTCCCCGGCGCTGGCCGGTGAGTTCGGCGAGGTAGGCGTCGAAGATCGCGCGCGGCGCGGCCGGGTAGTTCTGCACGAGCTGGTCGAGCGCCTCGCGCGAAAACGGCGCGTCCACGTCCGCCCAGCCCTCGACGATTTCGAGCAGCACGTCGGCATCGGATTCACCATCGGTGCCCTCGCTCGCCCGTGCGAAAAACTCCCGCACGTCATCGCGCCGCTTGTGCTTGAACACCAACTGCAGCTTTTCGGCGCCGCCGCCGGCCACGGGGATAGCGACCTCAGCCGCGAAAGTGGGTTTCGGATTGATGCTGAACATGAGGGTTAGGCTCCTGCTGTGTATCGGGTCACCTCGCCCGCTAGGGACAGCGTGACGGTCGTGGCCATGGCCTCGTTCTTGGTCGTGGTCGGCACCTTGGAGAACGAGACATAGGCGCTGAAGTAGATCGGTGCGCCGCCGGGCAGCTTCATCTGCACGACACGCGGCACGCGATCCTCGTCGGCTGCCTCAAGCACCGGGTAGTGCGCGAGGGTCGGGTCGTCGGCGATCGTCAGCGTGTACGAGCGCGCGCTGCGGATCGTCGGGATTTGCTTCTCGTCGGCCACGTCCTCGACGAACGAGTAGTTGTAGAACTGCTGGTCACCGCCCGATGCGGCCGACTGCAGCACCTGCGAGATTTGCTGAAAAGTCAGCACCGGACGCACGGTGCCGATGCCCGTGCCGACGGGATAGATGTCGGTGTCCGTGGTGTCGATGCCCTCGAGCGCGAAGGCGTCGACCGTGACGGCATCCGCGCGCGCGACGCGCCCGTCCAGGCGGGCCCAGCCGGAGGAAATTTCGAGGACTGCACCCTTGACGAAGCCGTGTGCGACGCTCGACAGCTTCGCGGGCTTCGCATTGGTGGCCGCCGTGAACGCCTTGGCCGGGCCATAGCTGGTCGCGATAGAGAACGTCGTGCCGTTGGGTAGACGTACAGACATTGGGGTCTCCTGAAAAGAAAAAGCCCGCGCGAGGCGGGCGGGAAGATGCGGACACGGCAGGCGCTACCGCGCAAACCAGATCGAAAAATCCTGCTGGGCGCCGCGCAGCTTGGTGATCGGCTCGACCGTGCCGGCCAGCTCGCCCAGGGGGGTCGCCTGTAGCACGGAGTCGAGCTCCAGCGCGTCGGCGATCGCGCGCATCAGGCCGCTCGCCTCGTCGCGCGTGGCCGCCCAGAGGTTGAATTGAAATCGGCCGTTGCGCTGGTCGGGCAGGCCGTCGAGGAACGTGAAGGGCAAGCCGCCGATCTGCTGGTAGGTCACGTAGGGCAGCGGCGTGTCGAGCGGCGCCTCGTCGGGGAAAACGCGATCGTCGACGAACGGCGCGACGACTCGGCGGATGTCGGCCTCAACTGTCATCGCTACCCCCGACCGCTACCGCGTTGCCGAAATCATCGACCACGGTTTTCTTCAGCACCTCCGCCACCTTGTCGCGCGCCCGACGCTGCATCGCCTCGACGGCATCGGGCGCCCGATCGAAAGCGCGCCGGATAAACGACTGCGCCGGCACCCATCGGATCCGACGCTTGCGCCCCTTGCGCTTCTTGACCAGCCAATGGCCGTTTTCGATGAGGTGGCCGTGCGGCGCCGCGACTGCGTTCCAGCTGATGCTGTAGCTCGCGCGGCCACTGTCCGGCTTGTCCCGGTTGAATACGCGATAGATCGCGTTCTTGAGCTGCCCCGGGCGTACCCGTTTCTGCGCCGGCCCGCTATACACCGGCGCCAGCGTGCGCGCCTCCTCATAGAACACCAGCGCGCCGGCATGCGCCACCGGCCGGACGACATAGCCCTCCACGACATCCGCCTCCAGGCCATCGATAGCCTCCAGCAGATCACCCGTCATTTTCAGCATGGTTACCCCTCGCTCGCGCCGACCGTGACAACCAGATCGACATGCTGGCGCCGCTCTTCGTCGGGCAGCACGGCCTTGATGTCGCACGGCTGGTCGCGAAAGATCACGCGCCAGGCTGCCGTCACGTCGGTCCTGTACCGGATGCGCAGGCTCATCTCGCGCTCGGCCGTTTCGCGATCCGATGCGATGAACTCCCTGCCGTTCTGGCCCAGCACGCGTGCCCAGGGCCTGGCCACGTCCACCCAGGCGTCAACGGGTTGCCCGGACGGCGCACGCCCTTTCTCCCGGCGCTGCAGCACAATGCGCCGGTTGTATTTGCCTCGCTGCATGCATCACCTACGAATCGTAGAACCACCGATAGGGCTCGATCAGCGCGGTCGCGCCCGTCGGAATCGACCGGATCGCGGTGGCAGTACTGTCCGAGCGGTTTTCGTCGAAATGACCGATCAGCAGCAGAACCGCCAGCACCAGGTCGTCGTCCAACTGGAGCGCGTTGCCCGGCGCATCCGCCGGTAGCGGTTCGCCGGCCGGATAGAGCTTGCGATTGGTCCGTCTTTCGATATGGCGCAGCGCCGCGCGCAGGTAGCGCTGCAGCAGCGCATCGCTCGTTTCTTCCGGCTCGATGCGCAACTGCTCGCGGATCTCGGAAATCTCGATCATCTGAACAGCGGGCCGCTTTCGCGGCCCGCCCCTTTACGCAGCCGGCTTGCCGACCAGCGCCGCAATTGCGGACGTGTCCTGCAGCACGCAGCCGAAACGGTGGAATGCCAGGAACCCGACCTGATCGTATTCCGCGTAGCGTTCGACCAGGCGCTTAATCGCCATGTAGCGGACGCGGCGCAGAATGAACTGGTTGAAGTCGCCGCCGTACATGAATTTCTTGCCGGCGCCGATGTCGTCGATCGCCTGATCGATCACGTATTGCCGCTTCAGGATCGTTGCCGGCGCGGACGCATCCAGGCCCGGCAGCCACAGCGGGCGGCCGTTCCCGTCGACGAGCTCCTCGAGCGTCTGCAGCGTCTGGTCGTTGAAGGCCAGGCGGTACATCGGCGCATTCCGGTAGGCCGGGTCTACCGCGTGAATCAGCGTATTGACCTCCTGCCAGGTCAGCTTTGCGGCATTCGCGGTGTTCTTGGTGATTGCCACCGACGCGGCCAGCCCTCGCGGCTGCAGCGGCTTGCCACCGCCCGTGCCCTGCACCAGCAGGCGCGACTCGGCGCGGCCGATGCGCGACGCGATGCGGCCGGCCAGGAACGTTTCGATGTCGATGGAGGAGTCGCTCAGCAGCTCGTTGCTGACGCGGATGACCTTCGACGACAGTTTGTGAGCACCGAGGCTGCCACTACCGAAATCGATGTCGTCTTCGCTCGCCGCCTCGTTCTCGCCGAGCAGCTCGCCCTCCTCATCTACGCCCAGCGCCACCGGCCAATCGATCGGCTCGCCGCCGTCCGTGGTCAGGTTCTGCATGACGCTGGCGATGCCACCGTACGTCACCAACTGCTCGACCACCTTGGCCAGGAAGGTGCGCGGCACGGTGTAGCCGCCCTTGTCCGGCGCGCTCGCGCCCTGCGCGCGCAGTTCCTGCAGCGCCCTGCGCTCCTCGGCGGACAGCTCGCCGACGCCTTCGCGCAGGAAATGGTCGAAGGCGGCGGCGCGGCGCTCGTCGTCCGTGGGCTGGCCTGCAGCCGCGGCGGCGGCTTGTCGCGCCTGCCGAGCGAGGTCGTCAGCGTTGCTCTCGACGTAGCGCTGTTCCGCGCTGCGCAGCTCATCCTCCCGCTCGATCTGCTCGTCGAGCTTCTTGAGATCCGCACGCATGGCGTCCCAGCGCGAGCGCTGTTCATCATTCCACGCGGCCTCGCCAATGTTGTCGTTCAGCGCGCGCATTTCGGCAGCGATATTTGCACGCTTCTGCTTCAGTTCAGCCAGGGTCATACCATCTCCATTAGATGTTGAGGAGTTCAAGGAAGCGTTCGCGTGCGCGACGCTGATTGATTGCCGCGACGTGAGCTTTCTCGTCGCGTGCCTGCCGCCACGCCGTCAGCGAGCGCTGTGCGGTGTGGCTTTCGTCATAGGCCGGGAAGGTCACCGGCGAAACGTCGATGAGGGTCTCGAACCGGTGGATGGTCCGCACAACGAGATCGCCCTCCTGGCGCCACTCGTCGCCGCCTGCAGCGACCCGGAAAGCGAAGCTCGAGCCTGTGATGTCGCCGCGCGCCATCGGCGCCAAGACCAGATCGCGCACCGTCTGCGTGTTCGGCGGCGTGATGGTGTAGGCCAGTCCGCGCGAGTCGACCGAGAGCTGCAGCGTGTTGCTGCGTGTGCGGCCCAGTACGAAGTTCCGGTCATGATTGAACAGCGCGCGCACGTCGTCGCCGAGCACGCCATCGAACGCGCCGGGCATGATCTCCTCGACGAACAAGCCCGCGATCAGCGCGCTGCGCGTGCTGAACACGGCGGCATAGCCGTAGATCGTCGGCGCACTCTCTGCGGCGCCGGCTTCGGACGAGCGCAGTTCGCACAGCTGCCCGGGCAGCATGCGCTTCTCAATGTCGGTCATGGTTTTCTCAGGGTTGCGTGACGGTCGCCGCGGCCGGCGTGGCTTCGTTGAGCGGCCTGGCGTTGACGCTGATGAGCAGCTCGGACAGCCCCTCTCGCGGGTTGAGGTCTTCCAGGGCGCGGGCCTCGTTGCGGTCCAGCCACCCATCGGTGATGCCGTAGTGATAGAACTCGGCGCGCTCTTTCGGCGTGCCCCGCAGCAGCGCCGCCAGATTCAATTTCACGTAGTAGCCGGCGCGGCGCTCGGCGGGCGTGAACACCTTGCGATTGATCTCCTGCTCCCAGTTCACGACCCAGGGCATCATCGTGTAGCGCACGAACCCGACGCCCTGCTCGCTGATGTTCGAGAACGTGGCGCGCTCCAGATCGTTGATCATGTGCCCGGGCACGTTGTACAGGCTGGCAATCTCGGAGCGGTTGAACTTGCGCGTTTCAAGGTATTGGGCATCCTCCGGCGCGATGCTGATCGACTTGTAATCCAGCTCGGCCGGCAAGAGCAGCGTCTTGTTGTCGGACTGTTTCAGCCGCGCGACCGCTTTGGACCAGAAGGCTTTGAGCCGCTCCCAGGATTTGTCCTGCAGATCGCCCTTGACCGTCAGCAGGCCAGTCGGCCGGCCGCCACCGTCGAAAAATTCCTTGCCGTAGCGCTGCACCGACAGGCCCAGGCCGATGGTTTCGGCGTGCTGGCGGATCGGGCTGATGCCCATCCGCCCATCGGAGCCCAGCGCCCGGATGTGGATCATGTCCTCGGGTGCGACCGCCAGCGGGAAATCGTCCTCGTCGAGCGTGCTGTACGTCCAACGATTGCCGATCCGCACGAGGCTGGTTTGCCAGGGCAGGCTGCGCTGCAGCTCGACCACCTCTCCCGCGCGGTTGCGACGGATCACGCTATAGCCGTTGCCCCAGCCGCACACATGCGCCTGCTTGGTCTCGCGCCATTTGTAGCTCGTTTGCCATGCGTTCGGCTCGTCGTGCAGCAGGTAGTACGCTGGATGATCGGTGGCCGGGCTGATCTTGTCGCCCTGGCGCCGCAGCACCACCGCCGGCAGCTGAGCCAGCGCGGTCGACAAGACATTGATGCAGGAGTAGACCGCCGTGAGCCGCATCGCGGTCTGCTCGGTGACGGTGGCCACGCCATCGCCATGCAGCCATTCCTGCAGGTTGCGGCCCGTCAGCGGCACCTCGGGATTCTCGAGGCTGCTGCGACTCTCGAAGAGCGTATCGAAGATCATGCCGCCGCCCCCTTGCGCCGCACGGCGGCCACGGCCCCCAGCAGGAGGACGGCGCCGACCACGATCAGCGCCGGGCCGGGCCCAAATTGGAGATGCACGCCAGCAGCCAGGCAGGCGAGGCCCGCCAGGCCGACCGCGTCGGTTAGCAGTGTTTTCATGTCACATCACGAGAATGTCGTCGTCGTCCAGCGAGCTCAGCTGGAACTTCTTGTCTTCCAGCACGGCCGCGCGGCTGAGCGCCATCACGACGGCGACGGCCGGGTCGATTCGGCCGCGCAGGCGTGATTTCTTTTTGTCCGGCCGGAAATTGCCGTTGGTGTCGAACAGCAACGCCACGTTGGCCACCGCCCAGCGCAGCACCGCATTGCCGCCGTGCTTTAGGCGCTGGCCATAGACCAGTTCCTCGAACCGTTTGGAACCGGGATACATGCCGCTGAAGTTCTGCGGCACTTCAACCATCGGCAGTTCTTCCTCGAGCAGTTCGCCAACCAGTTGGCTGGAGTTCCACACGTCGAAGCCGACTTCGACCAGCTCATACCTGGCGCTCGCCTCGAGTACGGCGGCCTTGACGTTGCGGTAATCGGTGATGGCGCCGTCGGTGATGGTCAGCCAGCCCTCTTCCGCCCAACGCTTGTAGTCCGCCCGGTCCTCGGCGGCCTGGGTGTCGGCCTTTTCCTGTGGGCACCACGTCCACACCAGCACGTGCCAGTCGCCGTCCGGATCGCCGTCAGGCGGCGGGAACACCAGCGCGAACGCGGTCAAATCCTGCGTCGACGACAGGTCAATCCCGCCGTAGCAGCGTCGCCCCGCCAACTGCGCAGGGTCGAAGCGCTTGCCGCCCTTGTCCCACTCCCGGGGGTCGATCCAGCCATCGGCCGAGTTCACCCACAGGTTCAGATCCTTGGTCATGAAGTTGACCTTGGCACTGGGCAGCGCTTTGGCCTTGCGAGCCATCGAGCGCATGTAGTGCCAAAGCTTGGACAGCCCCAACCCCGGATTCGCCTTGATCCACACGGCCTCGTCGAACGGATCGTCGTCCGCATCGAGCGTGTAGATGTAGCCGAAAAAACTGTCGTCCTGCCGCTCGCCCTTGAGCACCTCGACCAGGTAGCGCCGGATCTCGGTGCACACCCCGTCGAGGATGAAACCGGCCGTGGTGATGGCGGACAGCAGCGGTTGCGTCCGGGCACCCAGGGCGGATTCCATCACTTCCCACACGTCCGGCGATTTCTGCGCGTGCAGCTCGTCGAAGAGGATGGCGTGCGGGTTCAAGCCGTCCAGCGATTCGGCGTTCGCCGGCAGCGGCTTGAACACGGCGCTGTCGAACGACACTTGCTCGAGGTTGCGGCCCTCGTGGATCTTGAAGGACCGTTTGACGCCTGGCGAGCGGCGCGCCCAGCGGCGCAGGTTATCGAAGGCCGGCTTGAACACCGACATCGCCTGTTCGCGCGTGGTGGCCACCGCGTACACCTCGGCGCCGGGCTCGGCGTCCATCATGAAGAGGTATGCGCCTTGCGGCCCCTTCCACGTCGACTTGCCATTCTTGCGCGCGACTTCCTCGTAACCACGGGTGAAGCGCCGCGTGCCGTCGGCGTTGAGCCAGCCATACAGTACTGCCGTCCAGAACTTCTGCCACGGATCGAGCAGAATCGGCTGGCCGGCCAACGAGCCCTTGATGTGTACGAAAAACCGTTCGATGAACCGAATGATGTGCCAGGCGCGATCTGGATCGAAGCGCAAGCCGCGCGCGGCACCATCACGCAGATCGCGGTAATGGCGCTCGACGGCCAGGTAAACGTATTCGCAGACGACGACCTCGCCACGCAGTACCGGCAGGCCGTACGCCTCGTCCCACTCGTGCAGCGCCGCCGGCGTCAGGCCGGCAATCTGTTTCGGGGTGCGACGCGCTCGAGACCGTGCTCGAACAGCTCCGCGAACAGATCGTCCTGCACGCCATCGTCGCCCAGCTTCGCCCGCGCCGTCACCGATGACGGCAGCGTCAGGCAGCTCTCGGGCAGCCATGTGAGAAGTTCCTTCTTGATCGACGCCGCCGCGTAGAACAGTTGATGCGGTTGGTCGTATCCCTTCGGGGTCTTGATGAAGTACGACCCGCCGTTCGATGCCTCGAAGTTCTGCAGCTCGAGCTCGGTATTGACCCAGCGGATGAACGTGCGACACACGACGGCAATGGCTATGCCCGCCGTCAGGTGCGGCATGCCGGCCTCGCGCAGTTGTCCGCAGATGTAGTCCCACACCTTGCGCTCGCGCGGCGTGAGGTTCGTGCCCGGCGGCGGTGCCGGCGACCGGATCTCCTTACCAGCGCCGACTGTCCGCCCCGAAGGTGTCTCGGCGGATTTGTCCGGCGCCTCGTTGTCTTGCAGGCCCATAGACGGCTCCTTTTCGTGCGAGCCACGCGAAACGGCCTGCGGCCTAGTTTCGTGCGCTCTATGAGGCGGATTGCGTAACCCCCCCCTCTCAAAATCGACTGCTCTAAAAAATCGAGCTGGAGCGCGGTCTGGGACGGCTGACGGCCCAGGGATCGGACCACCCCCCCCGGGGGTAGGGAGTGACGCTCCACCCCCTACCGCGCCCAGCAGCGGGCGCCGCTGCCGCCCTGTTGGCCCAGCGCTCAGCGCCGAGGGTTGGCGAACCCGCCGTCCTCGCGCGCAGTCTTGCGGTCGTGGCATGGCTTGCACAGCGCCTGCCAGTTGCTGCGACGCCAGAACAGATGCTGGTCACCTCGATGCGGCACGATGTGGTCGACAATCTTGGCCGGCACCACATGGCCGGCCCTCTTGCACTCCACGCAGATCGGGTTTCGCTTCAGGTACTCGAGCCGTTCGCGTTGCCACTTCGATCCGTAGCCGCGACTCGCGGCAGTGCCACGGCGAGCAGCCTCCGCCTCGCGTCGCTGAGCGGTATGCTCGTCGCAGTAGGCACTGCCGGGTGCGGCGTATTTGGGACAGCCCGGCGCACGGCACGGGCGCGGCGCCTTGCGTGGCATGTGCGAACTCCGAACGGGAAGCGGAAAAGACAAAGCCCCGAGGGCTTTCGCACTCGGGGCTTCGATGATGAATTCTGCGGACGCACGTTCCCTATCGATGATCCGCCCAGGCTCCTATTGCTCTTGTCATGTGTCCCGGGAGGGCTGCACCGTCGTGCACGGTGCCAGCAGGATGGAGCGGATTCTAGGCGAGGTGTTTCGATTGCGCAAGAGGCCGCAACTGCGCGCTCACCGCGCGCTCGGTGTCGCCATCGTAGCGATCGAGCAGCGCCAGCGCCGCGTCCAGCCGTTCGCGCCAACGCCGCGCGAACACGTCGACATCGAGCGCCAGCGACATCGCGCGCTCCGCATCGCTGTAGCACGCGCGGCCGGTGCCATGACACACCGCGCAGCTGTAAGCTCGCTCCCCGAGGATGTGGCCGGCGTCCGGCATGCCGCCCACCACCTTGCCGCCGCATGCCGGGCAAGCATCGTGCAGCCACTCCCACACCGCGCGGCGCGCCAGCCGGTGGAAGATGTCCGGCCCGCCGTCGTCGGCGCTCGGCCGGCGATCACGCAGGCCACGGCCGCGCACGCTCGTGCGCAATCGCTTCGCCAGCAGCGCGGTAGCTCGATCCATCCCCCTCGCCCGCGCGATTTCGCCGTACCGCAGGCGCCACAGCGCGCTACCCAACTCATCGGCCGCAGCGAGCGCGCCCATCACAACATCGCTCGCTACAGCCGTGTCGGCCAACTGGCCGCGCGCGTTCATGGCGACTGCAACCTGCTCCCTCGGATCGATACGCATTGCTCTCCCTGGTGTTTGGATTCTTGGATCAGCGGCGGCGCGCGCCGACCATGGCGCGCATCCGCTCAAGGTTCTGCTCAGCCGCAGCGACATCCGGCGCCGCGCCCACATCGGCGGCCCCGGGAATCGGCGGCAAGTGCTCGGCGGTGGCAACCGCCCACAGGTGCGCCCAACGCTCGGCGACCTGGGACCACGGCCGACCGAGCGTGTCGGCACCCGCACGAACGGCGGTCCAGAACACGGCTCGGGACGACCACGTGTCGCCACGGCTAGCGCGGCGCGGCATCTGCGCGCACGCTTCGGCAAAGGCTTGCTCAGGCGTCGTCATTGGCGGTCTCGCGGCTTCATCTGCGCACGCATGCGCTGCACAGTGGGAGAGAAGCCCGCCACGGCCGGCAGCGCATCGACCGGCACCAGGCGCTGCGCCTGCAACGCGGCACCGGCCCGCGCCTGCTGCTCGCGCGCGCCACGCACCCGGCCCGCGAACTCGGGCACCCATCCCGGCCGGCCCGCCTTGGCGACAAGGCTCTCGAAAAACAGCCACGGCCGCTTGATCTGCCCGCCGTCCATGCTGCCCTCCCATTCGTCGAGTACGCGCTGCCACCGATCGCGCGGCAACACGGCCAGTTGGTGAGCCACGGCAACACGCTCATGCATCGGAATACGTCGCGGCCACACCAGCACAGGCGACCACGGCCGCTCGCAATCTTCGTCCTCTGCAAGCCGGCCCGCAGGGCCATCCCCTACCGCGCCCGCGTCGCGACGGGGTTGCTCTGAGAGCCGGTGCCGTTGCGCGTCGACGGCCCCCGGCTCGACAGCATCGAAACGGGGTTCGGTTTGTGATGCATCTCTCCCCTCCTCCTCACACTGCGTCAAACGGGGAGGTGAGGAGGGGTTATAGGTGTTACCGGGAAACGGATGTGTGTCGGCTTTTGCCGCACGCCTACCCGCACCACCCTGCCGCGAACCCGCGCCACGGCTGGCTTTCTCCGGTTTTTTCTCCCCTCTCGCGCCCCCTTCGGCTTTTTTCTGGACGCACGAATCCGTGCGCGCCAGCAGCATTCGAAATTTGAGGGTCAGCCCTTCGCTGATCCGGCGCAGCAACCCGCATTTCTCCAACTGCTCGACACGGCGGCGCAGTTGCTGCTCGGTCGGGCGGAAATAGCGCACGCCTGGCCGACCCGGCACCTCTGTGTGCTCACGCAGCGCCTGCCAGGAAATGGCCTTGATCGGCCCACCGACCACGCCCGTGCGGAAATCCATGCAACGTCGCAGCACCAGGTAGAGGCGGCACGCGAGATGGTCGACGGCGGCCAGCGCCTGCCACTCCTCGCCAGTGATTACGAATGCGGCGGTCATGCGGCCACCTCGTCATCCACACACGCCGCAAGGGCATGCGCCGCCTCCAGTGCGGCGGCCACGTAGCCGAATTGCCATGCGCGCCAGTGCGCCGTGTCGTAGTCGTACGGACACATCTCGGGCTCCAGGCCGTTGCACATGGCCGAGCGGCCCCGCCGCTCGATCGCGTCGATCGGTTCGATTGGGTAGTCCACGGAATTCCTCACTGCGAGCCGGCATCGGCCTCGCACAGCGCGTCGAACGTCGCCACGAATTCGGGCGACGTATCAGCGCGGATCTGATTGCGATACGCGGCGCGATCGGCCGCGGATGAAATGGCGCGCCAGCGCTTGGCGCACACAACAGCCAGCGACGACATCTCGCCGGCCGCGCTGAACGAAAAAAACGTCTCGCCGAGCGACCACCCGCAGGCGGACAGCAGGTGATCGGCAAACTGGATTAGCGATTTCTCGCCACGCAGGCGCAGCGCGGAGCGGATGTAATGCACCGCGCAGCACTGTTGATAGGGCCGCTGGCAGGCCAGCCCGACCGACACGCGGGACGGCCTGCAACACGGCATGTCGGCATGGAAGCGCCGGGCCTCCGTCACCCAGGTCAGCGGACGCTGCGTCATGCTTTGCAACGTTGCGGCGCAGCGGCCTGCGTCCGGATCTCGGCATGCCATGTCGCCAGTGAGACATACGCCTTGAGAAACTCGCCTTCAATGGCTTCGAGCTCGGCCCCGGTGATGACGTTGTCCTCAGCGGCCTTCGCCACCGTCGCGGCCAGGTCGCCAACTTTGGCCATCACCCGGCACACGGTATGCGCCGGATTGGGATCGTTCGCATCCGCCTCGGGCAATTCCACGGGCACCCGGCCATGACGCCAACACAGCGCATCCAGCGGCGCATTCGCAACTGGCACACGCGCCTCCTCGCACAACTCGAGGATGATCGAAAACTCTTCGAGCGTGATGTGGTGCGAGTCGATGCCCGGACGCAACTTGTTGCGCAGAACATTTAGGTAGACCCTTTTTCCGGTCCGCTGCGAAAGCGCGTGCGCGAGCCCGGCTAGGCCACCCGGATAGCGGGTCGCCAATCCGTACAGCGCCTCATGTTGGTCAACCTCGGACATGCGGGAAGAGATCACGGTAAACCCCAGTGAAAATGGCCGTTTTCTGGTGCCGTGCCGCCGCCTAAGATTCATTCACCGAACCAATGCGAGAGCACGCCATGCAAAGCAACACCAGCGGGAAGACAGGACGCCGAGACGGGCGACAGGCCGCGCGTGCCCCTGCAATGCGGCCTGCCCGAGCGTTGCTCACGCCTCGTCAACAGGTGACCGGGCATGGCGCGACGCTAGGCGAAATAGAACCGCGTGCGACTCAGCACGCGACACCATCCTGCCCGGCACCACGTTCAGCATCGGCCATGAGTCGCCCCAGCTCGGACGCCAGGTATTTGCGAGCCGCCGCCGCGACAACGCGGTCTTCTAGGCGCCGCGGCAAAGACGCAGGCCACTGGGACAGCGCCTGACTCGTCACGCCGATCGCCCTGGCCGCGACCGTAGGCGAGCCGCCCAGCAGCCGGATAGCTGTTGATTTCCGCATGGCCGCGATTAAAGCATGCTTGTCCAAGCGAATCAACCATTCTTTATATCAATGTAAGTATGCTTTACGCATGAACACGTACGGCGAACGCCTCCAAACTGCGCTGAAGTTGTCGCACCAGACAAGGACGACGCTCGCGCAACATCTCGGCATCAGTGAACAAGCGATCGGCCAGGTAATCCTGGGCAGCACCAAGGCGCTCACCGCCGAGAACTCCGCTCGCGCGGCGCGCTTTCTGCGCGTGGATGATTTGTGGCTAGCCACTGGTGAGGGGGAACCAATTCGTTCCGGCGCTGCAGAAGAGCAGTCGCTATGGCCGTTCACTCGGGTGGCGCTAGATCGTGTGCTATTGCTGCCGGCGGACGAACGCGCGTTCGTCGAAGCCAAGCTAGAAGCGGAATTGGAGCGCGCTGAGGAACGCGCAAAGAAGGCGGGACAAGCGCGTGGCGCCGAACCGCAAAAGGAATCTTTCGACCCCAGCCAGGCCAAAGACGAGGATTATTTCTTGGCCGGTGCTCCCGCACCATCCCGAAAGGCCAGGAAGAAGAAGACTGGGTGAGTACGCGAGCGCAGCCCGCGCGTTGGTGCGAGCTTTACTCTCCGACTACCAATTCGGCCGCATCGCCAACCAACCTCAGCAGCGCCGCCTCTGCGCGGCCCAACTCATCTAGCCCGCTCGCGAGAATGTCAGCGCAGAGATAGTCCGAATGCTGAGCGAAATAGGCCTCCTCCTCCTCGGCCGGAGGCATCCAGACCGCAACCTGGCGACGCGCAGCGCGAAAGTCCTGAATGGCCTTGAGCACGTCCATGCGCGTGTGCGCCGATGCATGGCCCGGCAAACGCACCAACTCCCACAGCACATCCAGCACCGTTTCAATCGGCAATTGGCTTACGCGCATTAGCAGCTCAGTGGTTTCAGGCGATGCCCGCAACTGCTGGCTGAATGCGACACGAAGCAACTGTTCGCAACGGCGATAGCGCGCTGTCGCCTTCTTCCAGAGTTCGACCTTATCTGCGTCCTGCATGGCGCTGATACCTCCAGTATCCGCCGGGACTTCGTCCGCCGGGGGCGTTTCATCCTCAGCAGCGCGCTCGGCTGCTCGCAGATGCTGCCTGATTGTTTGATGCAGAAAAATGCTGGCATTGGCCGCTTCCGACAACTGATGCCGGTAGACCCCGGCAGCCACGACAGCAGGCTCGGCCGATGCGGCACGAGGCCGAAGGATCGCAACGAGGCCGTCGTATTCGCCCGACGCCGCGCATTCTGTAATCAACTGGACCACACGCTCAACATCACGACGATATGCGTCGCGCAAGCGCTTGTCGGAAAAAGGAGGGGTGGGATGGCGCCCATCCGGCGCACGTGGACTAAATTCGAGAACGATGCCCATCAGGTTGTTGTTCGATCGAGCCATAACCCGTTGGGGTGGGCTGGCACCGACGCTAGACAGAGGAAGCGGCGTCTTTACTTATTTGAAATTCTGTGAGAAAGCCGCTCGTGACGGGTGATTATGCAGACTCCAAACCCGTCCGCAACCTCATTTCTTACGATCTGCTGAAGTACGTCGCGACGCAAGTGAGGGTGGCGCGCCAGACAACAAATAATCCTGCAACTCAGTAGAGCTGGGGTCATTGAAATCGCGCGTCGCCGGCTCGACCGCCGCATCCCCAGACTCAAGCAGCGCAGCAAGTTCATACAGCATTCGCGACACACGGGACGCATGCGCCCGCGACGCCTGTAGCTCAGACCGCAGCCGCACCACCAGCTCGTCATTCACGGGCTCCGAGAGCAGTTCCCCCACCGAAATACCAAATGCCTTTGCGACCGCCTCCAGCGCGCTCAGCTGGGGGGCAAGCGTCGGCGCACGGTCAATACGTAGCCAATTGCTGATCGTTGTCTGCGCGACCCGGGCCCGAAGAGCCAGTTGCCGCGCACTGCGCAGATTCGTCGACTGCGCCATTAGGCGGGCTAGGTTCTCAGCGAGCAATACACGAGCGGATTTCATGAGCATATTTTTGCCAACAAGGCAAGCATTTAGTTGCTCACCCCCATAGCATCGAAATGCTCACGACCCGCGCCAGCCAAAAACAAAGCATGCTTGATATGCCAAAGAAAGCATGCTTTAATTCGTCGCATCCACAACGATGGAGCAACGAATGAAAAAATCAGGTCGCATCAGAGGCGGATTGCTCTACTGCGTAGCAGTGGCCGCCGTGCTCGGTGTGCACGCCTACGGGCTGCACCTGGACCAGGAAGCGCAGACCGAACTGCGCATCAACGTTCGCCACAAGCAAGCGTGAGGCCCGCCATGCGCCACTCCGAACGCCTGCTCAAAGAACTCGACGAGGAAATCGCGCGTCGACGCAGCACCATTGAACGGCTCGCCGGCAGCATTGACGCCATCGGCGAATTCCTCAGCATCGCCCACCGTGCCGGCGTCAATCTGCGCCTGATCGACCCGCTCGGCGGGGATCTCCAGTTGAGCACGCTGAATCATGCAACTGCCCTGCACTTTCTGAACGCTCACGGAATCGCGCCGAAATTGCTCGCATCGACGCATCGCCATCTGCATTACAGCTTGGCGCTGCCAGGCGTGGCGCGCGCGGTGTTCTTCGTTGTGCCAACCCACATTGCGCGGGCCGAAGGCTGGGAGCAACCGCAGCGTCGCGAGGTGGTGGCATGAAAGCGAAAAAGTCCCTCTCCTACGAGGAAATGAACGCCTTGCCGCTGTACGAGCAGGCTATCGCCCGAGAAAACGAGCGCCACCGTGCTCGCCTCAAAGAGATTGAGCACATGAGTGCGGCACTGCGGATGCTGGACGCTGAGCGGCCAGCCATCAAAGCTGCCGGCCAGGAACTCTATGCCGAGCACATCTCGCGCGCCCCATTCAGTGGCCCGCTCACCTACTCGCCCATGTTTCTCGGCCCTGGCTTGCTTGCAGCGCTGCTGCTCAACAAGTGGAAGGTGACCGAACGCGGGACAGGTCCATACCCCTCTCACACCTTGAAAAAGGGACGTCTGCAGTTGCGCGTCGCGTGCCTGCGCGTCGACACCCTTGAAAAGGCCGAGGCACTCGCATTCCCCGATCGCCCTGGCAATGGGGTGTCGCTATGACTGCGCGCACGTCAGCCATCCACCGCCTGGCAAACGGCCCGTTCAGCCGCAACCCGGCGGCCGGCATCGCCCTGATCCTGGCCCTGTTCGGCCTGGCCGGCGGCATCGCGCCGACCTGCTACGCAGTTGCGGCCCAACTCAGCGCGTAACGCAGATGACCCGCCGCCGCTTCACCCGCGCCGAGTTGATCGCCGAATTCCTCCGCCTGCGCGGCTCCGGCCGCGCCGAGGAACAGGTCGGCATCCCTGTCGTCCGGCGCCAACTCGCGCGGTCCCTGCGCGCGCATCGCAAAACCCTGCGGACGCCGCCGCGCGCCCGCTTCAACCCCGCCGTTGACCTCAAGAAACTGCAGGCCAACGACATCGACTGAGGCCACACCATGCTGATTGGACTGACCGGCGCGGACGGCGTCGGCACGGTTACCGCTGCCGACCACCTCTGTCTGCACCACCGATTCACGCAATTCCCGCTCGCTGAACTGCGTGCCAGCTGGATGCTCGCCGACGACACGCTCGACCCGGCAACCGGAAACGCCTCGAGCGCCTGGATTGGCACCCGCGCCCGGATCGGCACCCTCGACCAGCATCTCGGCGATCTGGCCGATGTCGATGTCGTGGTCACCGCTGTCCTCTTCGAGAATGAGGCGGCCATGATCCGCGAGCGTGGCGGCGTGATCGTCCACGTTGAACGCCCTGGCACTCCGCGTGGCGCCGGCATCAAGGTGCACAACAGCGACCGCGTGCTGCACAACTACGGCACGTTTTTTCACCTGTACGACCAGCTCGACACGCTGGTCAACCGCCTCCAATTCGAGCGGGCCGGCGCATGA